TCGTGCTTTTACGCGAACATTCTCTCTAAACGATTCCATCGAAATTAAGGGCGCTGAGATGCTAAACGGAATTCTTCAGATTATTCTGGAGCGTATTATTCCTGAGCATAAGAAACCCAAGAAGATCGAGATTAAAGAACCAACTACTACTAAACAGTTTCTTGCGGAGGAAAAATGAGCTTAATCAAAAATAATATTGCTTTAACTTTATTGATTGTATTTAATTGTGCAGCAATGCTAAGTTATGTAATCAAAACGATTCATTAAGACAGATAAGAGAAGGGGAGCCTTTGCTCCCCTTTTCATTAAACTCCTAGAAGTTTAGCATACTCGTAAGTATGTTTCTTACGATCTTCTAAACCAATTGTACCACCATTGATTCTCTTTGTAAGAGCTGTAATGGTTTCATCATTAATACCTTTATCACAAATGTCCCAAAGCTTATTCTTATCAAAGAAGAACATAGCAGATTCAAATGCAAGCTCACCAGAAACAATGTCTGGATTAGTAAGCACATCAGGACGACCGATTGCTTTGGCGAATGCAGCATAATTATCTTTACCGGTTAGCTGAATGGCACCACGACCACGATACATGAAACCTTCACCAGAGGCTTCGTCACCATTGCCCATACGACCACCATATACTTTATTGGCAATCTTTTCTGGATTTCTGGCATAAGGAGTAGCAGCGGCAACATCAGGGAAATATTTACGGAAGATCTTTACAAGACCGTCAGCACTATAGTTTAGGTTTTCTGATAAAGACTTGAAGCCACCACTTTCATGAGAGGTTTGAGCAAAGAAATGAGCAGCACGCACTTTAGGCATCTTCAAGAATTCTACAGCAGCCTTAAGCGTCCCTGGACCCCATGCACCATCAGCAGTTACACCAATCTTACTTTGAAAATCTTTTAAACTCATAAAGGACTCCTCGTTGTGTTTTTATTTTTGTCAATGGTATATAATACTACCATTCCCGGCTTATTTATAAGGATGATGAATGAAATTCTACACCTCCGTACTACTTCGTGGCGATAACCTCTTCTACCGGGGATATGAAGCAGGTCGTCGCGTTCAGCGTAAGACCAAGTGTAAACCATATCTTTTTGTTGAATCACGTAAGCCTGAGCAAGCAACATATTCTACTCTTGACGATATTAAAGTTGATCGAATGGATTTTGATTCTGTTCGTGATGCAAAAGATTTTGTTGAAAGCTATAAGCATGTAGATAACTTTAGTATTCATGGTCAAAGTCCAAACATGTTTAATTATGTTTGGATCAATGATACGTTTCAAAATGATATTGAATATGATGCATCTAAGATTCGTATCATTTATATTGACATTGAGGTTGCATCAGATGACGGGTTCCCTGAACCAGACAAAGCAGATAAAGAAATCACAGCAATTGCTTTACGATTCAAAGAAAAGACTTTCGTGTGGGGTGTAGGTGAATATGATTCCCATGTTGAAAACGTATTTTATATTAAATGCAAAGATGAAGCAGATCTTCTTCGTGGATTTGTCCATGCCTGGTTTGGAATTGATCCTGATGTAGTGACCGGTTGGAACATTGAAGCATTCGATATTCCATATATCATTAACCGAATTAACAAGATTCACGGCGAAGAGTTTACTCGAAAACTATCACCTTGGAGTATCATCAATACACGACATGTAAGTCGTGGTAAAGCCAATGGCGACTTTGTTGTATATGAAATCTTTGGCGTATCAGTTCTAGATTACATTCATCTATACAAAAAGTTTACATACACCAATCAAGAATCATATAAGCTTGACCATATTGCTTATGTAGAACTTGGTGAAAAGAAAATTGATTACTCTGAATATGGAAGTATCTTTGATCTCTATAAGAATAACTATCAATTGTTTATTGATTACAACATTAAAGACGTAGATCTAATCGTTAAGTTTGAAGATAAACTTAAATTGATTGAACTTGTGTATGCTATGTCATATTCTGCCAAAGTTAATTATGCTGATACATTTGGCGTAGTAAAACTCTGGGATATTATTACGCACAACTTCTTAATCAATCGGTTTAAAGTCATCACGCCAAAAGAAAATATTCCTGCCATTCCATATAAGACTGTTGGAGCCCTGGATAGTCTTGAGGAACAAACATCTTTTGCTGGTGCTTACGTAAAGGTACCTCAGACTGGAATGCATGAATGGGTAGTGTCATTTGACTTGAATAGTCTTTATCCACACTTAATCATGCAATATAATATATCACCAGAAATGTATGCAGGTCAAATGCCAGGTGAGATTAATGTTGATACGTTCTTAACTGGTGAAGCTGCTGATTGGAATACTGATTACATCAAGACAGCTAATCGTTGCTTATTCAGAAAAGATAAGCAAGGATTCCTGCCAGAGCTTATGGAACAGTATTATAACATGCGTACTGTCTATAAGAAAAAGATGATTGAAGCTCAGAAGCGATATCAATTAAATAAATCATATGACTTGGAGAAAGAGATCTCTAGGTACAACAACCTACAACTTGCATTTAAGATCATGTTGAATTCAGCTTATGGTGCACTTGGTAATAGCTACTTCCGGTATTATCAGTTGGCTTTGGCAGAATGTGTAACTTTGTCCGGCCAAGTCACCATTCGTTGGATTGAGAATAAGATGAACCAATACCTAAATAGTTTGCTTAAGACTAATGGTAAGGACTACATCCTTGCGTCTGATACAGATTCAATCTATATTCGTTTAAGTGAACTTGTAAATCACGTGTACCAGGGCGAGACAGATAAGACTAAAATTACGGACTTCTTGACAAAAGTTTCTGCTGAAAAGCTTGAACCATTCATTGATAAGTGCTATCAGGAATTGGCAGACTATACCAATGCTTATGCACAGAAGATGAAGATGAAACGTGAATCAATTGCAGATAAGGGAATTTGGACCGCAAAGAAACGTTACATCCTAAATGTGTATGATTCTGAAGGAGTACGATATGCTGAACCTAAACTCAAGATCATGGGCATTGAGGCTGTTAAGTCTTCTACTCCTCAGGCATGCCGGGAGTCTATTAAGAAAGCTCTTAAGATTATCATGACCCAGGACAATAAAGCTTTGATTGAATACATCAAGAGCTTTAAGCAAGATTTTATGCATCTTCCTTTTGTAGACATTGCATTTCCTCGTGGCTGTAATGGTATAAATAAATATGTAGACCGTAGTGGAATCTACAAGAAGGGTACACCAATTCATGTTAAAGGTGCCCTCATCTATAATCACTTCGTTACGAAGCACGATCTTACTAAAAAGTATAGATTAATTGGTAATGGTGAAAAGATTAAGTTCTGTCACTTAAGACATCCTAATCGCTTTAACATTGAAGTTATCTCATCGCCCGATGACATTCCAAAAGAGTTTGACATCATTTCTTTAATTGATTACAATACTCAATTCGAAAAAGCTTTTCTTGAACCTCTCAATGGTATTCTTGAAAAAATTAATTGGGTTGCTGAAGAAAACACAACCGCAACTATTGATGATTTCTTTTCTTAATAAGGATAAACTATGAGCAATTCTTTTTTTAAAAATCTAGTGGAGCAAATCAAAGATGAAGACACAAGCATCGTTGCTGATGGCCAGGGTTCTGCAGAGTATAGTGGATGCATTGATACTGGTTCCTATATTCTTAACGCAGTTCTTAGTGGTAGTCTTTTTGGCGGTGTGCCAAATAATAAAATTACTGCTTTCGCCGGTGAATCGGCTACAGGAAAAACTTTCTTCGTACTTGGAATCGTCAAAGCATTCCTAGACGCAAACCCTGATGCTGGTGTTATGTACTACGACACCGAAGCAGCAGTCACCAAGTCAATGATGGAACAACGTGGTATTGATACTAAACGAGTAATCGTTGCTGAGATGGATACCATTCAAAAGTTTAGGACCCATGCAATCAAGACTCTTGAATATTATGAAAAATCAGGTGAAAGTCGTCCTCCATTTATGATGGTGCTTGATTCCCTGGGTCTTCTTTCTACAACAAAAGAAATGGAAGATATTACTGAAGGTAAAGAAACACGAGACATGACGAAAGCACAAGTCATTAAGGCTGCTTTCCGAGTGCTTACTTTAAAGCTTGCCAAAGTAAAAGTTCCATTGCTTGTGACTAATCACGTATACGCAGCAGTAGGTGCATACGTACCAACTAATGAAATCTCAGGTGGGTCAGGACTTAAATATGCTGCTTCTACTATCGCCATGCTTTCCAAGAAGAAAGAAAAAGATGGTAACAATGATGTGATTGGTAACATCATTAAAGTTAAGATGCACAAATCACGGTTATCGAAAGAAAATAGCCAGGTTGAAGTACGTCTATCCTATGATAAAGGCCTAGACCGATACTATGGACTACTTGACTTAGCTGAATCACATGGTATAATAAAGAAAGTATCTACACGCTATGAGTTGCCTGATGGAACTCGCGTGTATGGTAAGGAAATAAATAACAATCCTGAGAAATACTTTACACCAGAAATGCTTATGGTGCTTGAGGATTGTGCAAAGAAAGAATTCACATATGGTCAACAACCTGATGATGGAGAAGTGAATGACGATCGAGAAGACGATTCTATCTAACTTACTCTTTAATGAGGAGTTTACTCGTAAAGTACTTCCGTTTCTTAAAGCGGAGTACTTTCGAGACAATAGCCAGCGATTAGTCTTTAAACTAATTGATGCATACACAATTAAATATAATGCTGTTCCTTCTAAAGAAGCATTGAGGATTGACCTTCAAAATAAAACCGATGTAACAGAAAGCCAGTTTAAAGATTCAAATGAAATTATTGATGCATTGGACGTTGATAGTAAAACAAGTTTACCCTGGCTTATCGAGCACAGTGAAAAGTTCTGTCAAGATCAGGCGTTATTCATTGCAATCTCAAAGTCTATTAAGCTAATCAATGGTGATGAGAAAGTTGACATCTCTAAAGGATCTATTCCTGAACTATTATCTGATGCACTATCGGTTTCTTTTGACACTAATGTTGGCCATGATTTAGTTGATGATTGGGAAAAGCGATATGATCTTTATCATACCAAAGAAAACAAAGTACCATTCAACCTTGAATACTTTAATAAGATCACCAAGGGCGGCTTAAGTAATAAGACTCTGAACATCTGCTTGGCAGGCACTGGTGTGGGTAAGTCAATGTTTATGTGCCACTGTGCAGCAGGAAACTTACTGGATGGTTTGAATGTTCTATACATCACTTTGGAAATGGCAGAAGAAAGAATTGCAGAACGTATTGATGCAAACCTATTGAACGTAGCAATCGATGAACTGTCTGTCCTGCCTAAAGATGTGTATGAGAAAAAGATTGCAAGGATTAAAGAAAAAACTGTTGGCCGATTGATTATCAAGGAATATCCAACCGCATCAGCAGGATCTTCTAACTTTAGGTACCTCCTGAATGAATTAAAGATTAAAAAGAACTTTAAACCTGATATAATCTATATCGATTACTTGAACATCTGTTCATCCTCCAGGTTGAAGGTTGGTTCCAATGTTAATTCGTACATGTATGTCAAGGCAATCGCTGAGGAGATTCGTGGCCTTGCTGTAGAGTTTGATGTACCTATTGTTAGCGCTACTCAAACAAATAGAACTGGTTATACAAACTCAGATGTTGGACTTGAAGATACATCAGAATCATTTGGCCTACCAGCAACGGCCGACTTCATGTTTGCCATTATCAGTAATGACCAATTGGCTGGGTTGAATCAGATCTTAGTTAAACAACTTAAGAATAGATACAGTGATCCAAATAACTACAAAAAGTTTGTTGTAGGTGTTGACAGATCGAAAATGAAATTATACAATGTTGAACAAAGCGCTCAACAAGATATTATTGACGATTCCCATAGAACTAGTGTAAAATCTAAATTCGACAAATCAGCATTTGAGGACTTTACGTGAACATCTTTTTCTTAGACTATGAACCACAGCGATGTGCAGAATATCATTGCGATAAACATGTTGTAAAGATGATTATCGAGTATGCTCAACTTATGTCTACTGCCCATCGTCTGCTCGATGGTAGACAGTATACTGAAAACAATAAAGGGCGAATGATTAAACGTTGGAAGCTTAATGATAATCGAGAAGGTATTATCTATAAAGCATCTCATATTAATCATCCATCTGCTATTTGGACACGACAAGATGCAAGTCATTACACATGGTTGCTTACTATGTGGAAACAC